CCGCCAAGATCAGCCTCGTCCATTCCGAGGTTATCCAGCACCATATCCATGGCGCTCTCTGAACCACCGTCCAGGTTCCGTTCCGTCATTACACTTCTCCTACTGCATTGGGTTCAATTTGGCTAGTGGGGACTTCTTGGGTAGTATCGGTGGCGGCGCCTTTGGCGGAGCAGCCCCACCACCAGACGGCGGCGGTGCTGGCCCAGCCGGGGGCGCGCCTTGTTGGGCATTCTGCGCATGCAACTGTGCAACATGCTGTAGCAAGTAGCTCATAATCATGTGCGGATCAGCGCCCGAGTTCTTCATCTGCACAACCTGTGCCTTGACATCGGGCGGAATACTAGCAAGCAACTGCTCAATGTTCTGCCCAGGCATCGTACCTGGTCCCTGTGTCGGGGATGGTGTAGGCGCTCCTGGCGTTCCAGCATCCGCACCACCTGGAGACTGATCTGCGGGCACGTTTCCACCAGGCTGTGTTCCACCAGCCGAGCCAGCACCCTGACCAGTCTTTGCCGTAATCTCCGCATCGATTGCTGCCCAATCCTCTGGCTGGATCACAACCTCTGTGAATGCCTGTTGCAGCACCTTCAGCATCACTTTCAGCGTCGCGCCGGGTGCCGCTTGCGCAAATTGCCCAACGGCCTGCGCAATCTGAATCGCCTCCTTCTTCTTGAATATACTATTCGGCTTCTCCATGCTACCAGCAACGATTTCCATACTGAACGTACTATTCAGCATCGCAACAGACATTTGCTTGTAATTCCGACCCAACGCAGGCCCAATGAGCCCAATCACATCCTCCACGCTCATGTACTGCACACACATTTCGGCGAGTGAAATCGCTATGTCAGCAACAACATCCTCCACAACGTCAACCTTCGCCCCAACCGATAGCTTCATCGACTCCTGATACGTGTTGACGGCATCTTCGTTCGTGTTCGTCTTGAACTGAACACCGCGCAACGCATCGCTCGTATTCGTGATACGGTTGATTGAGTCAAACAGGTCTTCTTTGTTGAACAATTCCTTGTACGCATCCATTCGAGGATACAACGACTCGAAAATGTCCGAAATCTTGCCCTCACCAGCCTTGATGCCGCAGATGTGTTTCAAGTCACTTCCGATGCTTTCCCCACGAATGCCGTTCAGCATCTTCTCGACCTGATCGCCATCCACCTTGTCCGAATTGTAGAAAAAGAAGTCAAACACAGACGTTCGCATGCGTCGCAGCTTGCGATTGATTGTGTTGATTTCGTCTTGCTGATCCAAATAGTATGCAGTCTCGCCCACACCGACTGTTCCGCCGGTGCTCATAGTGTAACCAATAATGAAATACGGAAAAAAGCGTGTGATGTGCAACGGATCATCCCACACCCACAAGGGCCATTTCCAATCGTCACGATGGAACAGCATAACGCGATGCGTCAGCTTGTCCCAGACCAAATAGCACTCTGTCGTATACATTCTCAAATACGCAGTACGCTCATCATCCGTATGATGTGCGCTATCCACAGCGTCTTCCATAGCCTGCTGCACAAACCCCAACCCGTCATCACGCTTGCCGTCAGACGTGTCGAATGAAGCCTTGTGCGTAGGCTTGTAAATAAGAACACGCGCGCCACAGTCGTAATTGCTCGATCCAGGGTCGTTTGACTCAGACGCAGATTCTGGATCGGGCTTCGTGAATCGCTGTGTGAGCATTGCAGTCGGCAAAAAGACACGCTCAGCCATCCACTCAGCATCCGTGCCGTCCTGCAATTCCGAGTACGGATCGATGATCAGATTGTGCGGCAAGATATTGCCAAGGCTTGGACCGCTAGGCTTCATCACTTCCATGTTCATCTCTAGGGCTTCCATCTGCCCGTAGAGCATAGAAACTGCCTCTTGCGTCTTCGCAGTGGCTAGCTCCTGTGTAATCTGACTCATCTGCTGAATAGCGATTTCCCTCGAATCGTCTTTTCGAGTATAGTCCAGCTTCATGACACCGAAATTCGTTAGCAGCCCAATGCCGACGCACTTCTTGATCTTCTGCTTCGCATGCAACGATGTTCTGAATAGTGTATTTATCAGCTTCTCCATCGCTCGACAGAACTCTTGATCCGAGTCATCGGACGTGCTGACAGTAATGTCTGGGTTTTTGCTATAGACCGCAGGCAGCATGATGTTCAGGTTCGAGAACACCACGTTTTCGGTCACATCGCCACGCTTGAAGACGCCACGCGACGACTCAATCGCACGACCTTGGCTGTTGTTGTAGTATCGGAAAATCTCGTCCCACATCAACGTGATTTGTTCGTAGGCTTTCGTAGCCGCATTGATCCTGCGCTGCCACAACTTACCCACGGACGAGCTAATCGCTATGCGACTGCCTTCGTAAATCTGATATACTGGCGCAGGCTCTTTGCCAGGCTTTGCAGGTGCACTAGCATCGTCGCCCACATCGGTCGGATCGCTATCGTTAATATCTGCGAAGGTCATTTGCCAGCCCCTAGTAAAATGTTAGTGCAGCCCAAGGTTCCTAGCGATACCACCGAATAGTTCGGCAGCTATCCAGAAAGCAACTGCTGCCCACCCAAGATGCCATCGCGTATTTGGACCGGCTGGGTACTGATTCCATATCGCAGCAAGAAAAGCACATACGAATGCGAACACAAGTAAAACCAAACCAACGTTCTGCATTGCTTCCTCCTTATTCCCCACCTTCGCGAGGACATGGTTTGACTCACACAGTCAGTGATTACCTCTGTATCCAAGCTCTGTCTCATGCCAATACTGCCACTTCGGCGGCAGCGCCGACTCTGGCACTATGATCTTGCTTACCTCTGGCAGATAGCTTAGCATGTACTTCAGCGCATTCATCGCATGATCATGCGCATCCATCGGCTCGTCAATCCGCTGGCCAGCAGTGTTCTGCTTCCAGTAGTACGACGACATCTCGTCACCAATGAACACCAAGTCATCGACGAAGTAAATCATTGGCCCAGGGTCTTCCCTCGTAATAATGTGTGGCACACCCTTCTTGCCTGCCAAATACGAATTGACCTTCGCAATACCTGTGACGATATTGTTGCTCGAAGGTCGCATGTAAATCTTGTCATCCTGATACAGCTTCGCAATTGTCGAGCCGGTTTCCTTCATCCCAGCAACGACCGTCTTCTTGAATATGGAAGGATCAGCATGGATACGATTATTGAACATCAGCAATCCGGCATACCTTGCCCTGATGTCCCTAATCGCCTGCGGCTGCATGTTGTATGGAAAGTCGCTCTGGTAGAACCCATCAAGAACGATCACACGCCCACGGTCGTCCACAAATCCCAGCAAATAACAGCTTGGCGAGACTATACCAAAATCGTAAGCCTCCACTGCTTGAATTTGTACGTGTCGCAATAGACACTCTGCAAGGTAATTTTCGGCCTCCGCACGCGATAGGGTATGTACCGCCGGATCGTAATCTGGATGGACCAGCCCCTCGAATGCAACCCACTTTCCGAGCAAGAAACGGTCACGCATCTGGCCCTTGTAAGTGGCTTCGAGTCCGACAATATAGTCATGGGACAGATTCGCCTTGTTCGCATACGTGTCTGACTCAAACAGTTCCATGAGAGGCAGCCCCGTGTCGGAATCGATGAGCAGCTTCTCGACCTTCTGACCAGTCTTCAGCCACAACAAGTACGGCTGGATCAATTCCTTGTAGAACCAGTTGTGCGATGGGTTCGCCGTCAGCATCAACCACCGTGGACCACTCGCTGGCATCGTCAAGTCTTCGTCGTCCGCTAGATACGATGCATCGCCACGGAGACGGCCAAGCAAATCCAGGAAGTCCTTGTGTATGATGCCAGGGTCTTCGACCTGATCGACCCCTACCCAATCGTACGTCGCAGACAACAAATTGCTCGTCGCGCTGCCATCGCTACGACCCCTGCCACGCTGCGATATGTATCGGAAATTGACAATCGAGCCATTCTTCATATAGCACGTATTGTCGTCGATAGTCGGCTTCTTCAAAATCCAATCAGGCGGGCACCACTTAAAGAACACGCGCCTGAGCGTATCATTCAGCTTCGGATATGTCTCGCGGGCAAGGAGTCCATTGCAACCTGGATAGTCCTTGACCAGCTTCAGCGCCTTGACCGCGAGTGCAGTCGTCTTTCCATTAGCAAACGCTCCGCCGAATACCTGTATCTTTGCCCGGCTATGATAAAAGCCAGACTGCACAGACCCTTCGATGAGTTTGTAATTCGGCATTTGAGTCAAACACCTTGAGGGTTATTGTCGGACGGCTTGTTTTTGCCAATGGCCCGTTGTCGAATCTGCTGCTTGATACGTTTCAAGCGTATCCACCGTGACAAGGGTTTCTCCCGGATACTGAGGCGTTGCCGCCGCGACCGCCGCCACGTTCGCGACATAGCGATTCACCTTCGAATACGGCGGATCGACCGATCCTGACATAGCATCGGTGCCTGCCTTGTTCGGAACCCACGTCATTCGTATTGCCTCCGCTCTTCTGCCGACGGTCTACCAGCCGGCTCCGGCCTCTCAGCCAACGCGACGCCACTGGACCGCACCGCATAGGCTTCTTCCTTCGTCAGTGCCACAACATCACCGATGCCGCACGTGACGTGATCGCCTTCCTTCTCCTCGGGCGGCGGCACGTCAGCCTTCTTCATCTTGAAATGGTCCTTATGGAAGATGGCACCATCGGTCAGCACAGTGTATTCATGCTTCGCCTTCGGGTCTTCCACATCTGCCGGTTGCTCCGCATCGTTCTCGTATCCTGTATGCGATTTCTTCTTCGTCATTTCATCCTCCTACGTTGTCGATGGTCATACCGTTGACAGCAACCTCAGCATCACTGTCACCCTTGACAATCGTAATGCGGAGTTCACTATGCGCACCCTTGTTCTCAGCCATATCCTTTGGCCGAACGCCCGCACGATCAAGGATGTCAATGTTGGCACGCAGAACGTTGCTCTCCTTTTCCCCGTACATAGCAATACGATGCACACTATCCAATGCATCGTCTGCATATGCCGCAATCTTCGAAACGAGACGCTTCGACTTCGCGCTGACGAATTCGCTCGCAACGATTTCGAATGTCTCGCTGTACCCTGGATGCTGCCGCACCTGCCGCACTTCGGCTGGCGTCATCTGCAACATCTCAGCAATGTCGCGATCTGTAATCCCCATAATCGTCAGGGTGAATACGATCGCGATACCCTTCATGGCTTTCGGTGAGGCTGGCAACTCAGGAACGGCCCGCTTACGTGCCGGTTTGTACTCACTACTCGACTTCACGTGACTCTTCGCTACATCATCAAACAAGACCTCAGGAGGAATCGTCTTGCCGTCCGCCGTCACGTAAGGATCGCCCCAAGCTGCCAGCCTCGACCTCGTAGCAACAGCCCGTCCAGAACTCTTGCCACGGTACTTCTTTCCGTTTGACTCAAACACCATGTTACCAAGTCCCCAGCGGGTTCCCATCCTTGTTCGGCACCGCATTCGAGCCAAACGTCGAACGCTGCGACCACTTCAAGATGTCATTCTTGTACTCGGTCACGTCCGCGGCCGTCGTCGCACGATTAATAAGAGCAATCTGATTGATCGTGCGCTTGCCGCCAAGCTCGACATTCGGCTCAATACTCGGAAACGTATACGTGGCAGTACCGCCGGGAGCCACACCGGCGGTTGCATTCATAATGGCACGAAGCGGAAAACCGATCTTCGTGCCAAGTTCGTGAGCCGCATAAGTCCGTCGGCCTTCCCTGCCAAGGATACTGGTCAGTGTCAACAACCCAGCAGAGTCAGCAAACAAACCACCCTTGACCTTCGCTGTAGCTGTGTTCGTTCCCATGAAACCTCCTGTTACGCGCGATTAAGCATAAAGGCGTTCGGCTTGATGCCATTCGCCGTCCCTTGCATGAAGTTCGGATTGCTGCCAGGTTCACTACGCCCGACATTCGGCGGTACCAACACTGCCTTCGCTGTATTGACCGCCACCTGCGCCGCGACCTGCACCGAATTCTTCTTATGGACCGCATCCATATCGGCCATGCTCTGATCTTGCGCCATTACATCTGCTCCTGCCGAATGGCTTGCTCGGCATCGATCGCAGCCTGCTGTTTCTGCAACTGTTCCGCAATGATCGCCGACTTCACTGCGACTTCAGTTTCCTTGTCCCACACACCCTGCGGCATGTCTGCATTCGGATTGAGTTCCGGCGACCCCGCCGCCCTCCACTTCGCCAGTTTCACCTGGACAATCTCGTGAATCTCGGCCCGCTTCTTCTGTGCATGCCGATCGATGATGTCTTGCGTCTGATCTGTGGTCGGTCCGGTCATTTCAAGTCTCCTGTTTGAGTCAAACACTTGTCCTCGACTACGATCGGGGACCGGAAAAAGAGTGGGGACCGAGCACATTTGCTGACCGATGCACCCGGTCCCCTGTAAAGATGGGCATGGCACGAGGGTAAAAGCAGCGGCCGCGACGCGCTCATTACCCACTTCACTGGTCGTCTCAAAAAGCACCCGGCCTCCAGGTACTCAAGACTTCCAAATAGGTGCGCGCTGGAAAGGATTAAAGACACGCGCAGCTATACCATACAATCCCATCATTACAACCAAATATAGCACATATTCGCGTGCGTGTCAAGCATTATTTTCACTAAACTATCAATTTGATAGCACTTTTTTTCAACAAACTATCAAAATACACCACAAAATTCACTGTTTGACTCAAACAATACTCAAAAACACACCACAAAACTATCAAAATACACAAAAAATACACCGTGTTTGAGTCAAACAGCAACCGAATGCACGCTTCCGAACAGGCTACCAAGCATTGCACAACCACTACAACAGTAATGACTCCACTTGCCATCCTCTTTGCACATCTTCCAATGCTTTCGACGTACCAAATCCATGGCATTGGGCCAACCTTGATTAACGCCTACGACCAGTCTTCTATCGCATCCATCGCATACGAAGGTAACAGTACCCTTTCGCTGATAGCTACGATCAATAGCCATGATCAACACCTGATGTTTGAGTCAAACGGAGATGAGCCGGAATTGTATATATACCCCTCCCCACCCATAACCAGCATCCGTTCTCGCTCTCACGCGAAACTTCGCTATTTTAGCACATTTCTATTCATTTGTCAATGGGGTGCGACAATATGTCACACCTACCAACTATCATTTCACAGTGCCCACAGCGCGTGAGCGCGTGACGTGTCGCGGGGTATATTTTGTCGCTCGCATGGTGTTCTAAAGCCACTTCTCTCCACCGGGTTAGGGGGTAAGACTCTCCTCGCCGAAGGCACGGATAGTCTTACCCCATCATTATCCCACCCTGCATCCACACAAAACAGCCCGTGTTTGACTCACACAGTGCATCGTACCATGCATTCTGCCATTATTCATCGTATTGAGGTTCCGCCGGTGCCGCATCCCCCCCCCCACCCCCCCCCAAAGTCAACGCGTCATATTGTCGCAGTTTGGAAAACGGGGGCGAGGGTCGGCGACCGTGAACAGAACGAGAACGGATCAGGAACAGATCAGGAACCTACGCACGCATGGGTTGAGTAGGAGCGGCATGTTGTTTGGTTGTTGTTTGATGTTTGTTTGATAATGTGGTTTTGGAGCCTCCCTTTTTGAGTCAAACAGATAGGGTTTCGTGGGGGTTTCGTGGAAACGTGCCGGCGGCGCGGATCGGCACGGCAAATCATGCACGGCAATGTTTGTTTGATGTTTGATTGGTGTTTGTTTGGTTGTTGATTGAT